TACGTTTAATATCTGGCATTTAATTAATGTTTAATTTGTTTCGACTTACCTCTTAAAACTTGAGTTACTTCTTCTAATTTAAGGTTTGATATTCTTATTTTTGCTCTTCTAACTTCAGCAAATTTTTCTTTTTTAAATCTTCTTACTTGGTATTCAGGGGTGTTTTGTCTTGATGATATAATAGCATATAATATCCACTTATACATAGCTTCTTCACCAAGTTTCGGAACTACCATTTCTTCTTCCGTACCTAATCCATCACTTATATAATCTATAACGATAGTAGCTCCATTTAAGTTAGAGCTAAAACATATTTTTCCTTTACATTCATCAATATTAAAAGTTCCATTAGCATTAGCAAATTGAGGTTCTATACCGTATCTTTCACCACGTAATGGCCAAAAAGTGTCATCATCATATTGATGTTGATTTTCAGATGGAGTTGTAGATTGATAATTACCTAATGTTCTAGATTCAAGTTCTAGTCCAGTAAATAAAAAGTCAGTGTTTGTTGGTAATAAACCACTTGTTGGTATTAAATAGTCATTATCAAGAAAAATAACATTATTAGTTGTATCTACTTGAGTTACTTTAGTTCCTAATGGAAATGAAGCAATACCTGTAGAATTAGCTGCTGTCCAAACTGTCATGCCAACCTCAACATTACTAACGGAATTAGTAGAAACTATCCTATTCGTATGTGTTTGAGCAAATTGATCTACATACGAGGTCATAGTACAACCATTTATTACTACACCATCAGCTCTTCTTGTCATTAAACTTCCATCAACTCTTTTAATAGTAAAAATTTCTGTTTGTGTTAATGTAGATATAAATGTTTTAAATTGCCCATTAATAATTGAAGTAGGATCAGTTTGATCATATAATAATAAAGTACTATTAGTAGTACCATTAGTAGAATTATCACCTATGTACCAAGTATAACCCGTCGCATCTAGACTAGGACTTGTTATTTGATAAATACCTCCAGATAAATTTGGATATGAATCATCTAAAACTATTTCTGGTTGACCAGCTGTAAGAGTTCCTGTAACTTCAAATTCAAATTCTCCATCTTCATCTTGATAAGGAGAAGATCCTGGATTGTTTGTAGAGCAGTTTGTTGGATAAATTCTATGTTTTATACCAGCTTTATCAACCCAACTTATTTTTCTATAATTAACAAAATCTTGTGGTAAAGGTGTACATAGATTATTTGATAGTATAAGTTCGTGTGACTTGCAAGATCTAAATACATCATAAGATAATTCTGCTAAAGCTCTTTGAGCATGAAAAGCCACATCTAATCTTTTAGCTTTACTTATTATTTTTTCTTCACCTACATATACAACCATGAATTGGTCTATAATTTCTCTTAAAGATATAAATTGATAATTACCCCAAGAATTAGGGTTATTATAATATTGTTGAGGTGTTTGTGTTAATAAAGCCATTTATTATTGTTTTTCTTGTTGTTTTTTTGATGCATCTAAAGATGCTCCACCTTGCACTATGTCTTCTCTTTTTATAGCGATACCTGCATAAGTTAATATTTTATATACAAGTTCTACCTCTTCTGATATATGTAATTCAAAATCAGTAGATGTATTAGCATTATATAAAGCTTTTCCACCACCTTGCCTTATAACTACATAACCCCATTTAACATCAATTGGTCTTTGAATAAAAAATATAGCTATATTATTAGTTGGTGGTGCAACCAAACCTGTTCCATCATTTATTCTTAATCTATTTCTTCTTAGATTACAAACCGGACGAGATGGTAATGGGTTTAATAATGGTGTAGATGTTCTTATTGTAGAGTTAAAATCTTTTGTATTTAATCTTTCTGCTTCTATAAAAGGCACTTGAACAGCATCTGGTGAATATTCAACACGCACTATACTATGAACGTCCGCTGGTACTCTTATCGCATTATTAGTTGTAACACTCCATGATGTAGCTGGATTAAGTATACCGGCAGTACCTATTGCTCTTTCAAATACTTCTATTTTATCTTCAAGTTTAGTTACCATATCTGAATAAACAGTATCATTACCATTCATTCTTCTAAATTGATTTAAATCATAAAAATATTGCTCAAAAATATCCATTTGAGCTAAATTAGCATATAAATTAAACTCTTGTGGTGTTATATAACCTCTTTGCTCTTTGTTTGCTATAGTTAAAACTCTTTGATATACGGTATCTACTCTTACTGGCATAATTTATTTTATTTACTGTAATAATCGTACGGAAATAATCTATTTAATTTGTCTTTTCTATCAGCACAACCACAATCTTTACCAGTGACTTCACTAACTTTATCTACAACTTTTTTTATTCCCGTTGCTTTTGTAATTTTTTCTATTGTGTCGCCTAATCCTTTTGATTTCTTTTTCTCCATATAATTTATTTGTAGTTACGATCGCCCCGTAGGGCGACCGCTCTACAGTTTGATTATGAGTTTAATCGTTTTTCAACGGTGGAGTAAATCTCCATTCCTTCGTCAGTTTTAAACCAAGCGGCTAAAGCTGAGTGAGGATGCTCGTCAAATGGAACGTTAAACAATTTTCTATCATTAGAACCCCACATAAATGTTTTTTGATCTCCTGATAGTTTAATTAATCCCATTTCCAAAGCTTTAATACCAACATTTCTAAGATGTACATTATCATCGTTTGCTAAATCTAAGAATAACTTAGGGTTTCTCTTAGCTTGTATAAGCAAATCACGTCTAATTTCTTTAGAACTCATCTCTGATACCTTAGAACCTACATCAACACGAACAATAGCTTCCGCCATATCAATATCCATATCTCTAGCGGTATTTAACGCATCTATTTCCATTTCTAATACTTCCATTTCATCTACTGCTTCTTGCGCATTGTTTTGCTCGTAGAATCTAATATCTTTATCTGGATGGTATAGTGATAAAAGCTTTTGTAAAACAGTTTTGTTTTTAGGTACTAATAAGAATCCATTTCTAAAAACTATATGTGATACTCTATGATCACCAACCATTTCATCAACAAAACAAGTTTTTTGATTTTCACAATATTTTAATTCTCTTTCGTAACCTTTTTCTTCGTCAAACCAATAAATACCTTGGGCTTTTTGAATAGCGTGTATAGGCCTGTGTTTACCTTGTAAACAGTATAATCTATCTTTTATTTCCCAACCATCTTCTGCTTTTGCATAAGTTGGTTCTTTTCTTTTTGGTTGTTCTACGACTTGTGTAGTTTCTTCAACTACTACTTTTTCTTTTTTTGTTTTCTTTGCCATAATATAATATATAATAAAATTAATAAAAAATAAAAGGGAGTGGAGACTAAGCTCCACCCTCTTTTAAAACTGTTATATTAACATCAAGAAGTTGTTAGCTCCTTGAGTAATTAAACATCTTTCAGATAAATGATTAACTGTCATTACATCTAAAGAAGACGTTGCTGCTCCAACTGAATCTGTAAACCAAGTTTTCATTTTTCTATTTTCAACATCGTTAGCTCTATAACGTACATGTAAGAAAGGTCTCTTCATATTTCGACCTAGCATTTCATCATATACATTAGAAGCACCTGCTGGGATAAATACACCTCTTACGTCGCTAAATCCTAAACCAGCTCTTAAAGCGCCATCATTTAAGTATTTCCAGTCTGCTTTATAGAAGTCATAAGAACCTCTACGGAATCCTGTAAATCCTAAATTAAGAGCCATATTCTCGTCATTTTGGAATACACCAAAAGATGTAGTACCACCAAGACCACCACCAGTCATTTGAGATAACATATCATCAATGTTTAGTGATACTGCTCTATTACACCAGATCATATTCTCTTCGATAGCACCTTCTGCATCAAAAGCTTGTAATATTTGATCAAAGTCATTTAATGTAGCAGCTATACCAGCAGCCACACCAGTAGAAGTATTACCAAATTGTCTTATTGACTCAAATAAACCTCTAGTACCAGCTGCACCAGCAACTGTAGCTGCTGCTAAACCAAGTGCATTTTCAATTGTAGACGCACCCGCTGTTTCGTGACCTTCAATACAAGTCATTTCACAATAATCAGCAAAACGAGACATACACTCACCAGCTGATTTTAAATACCAGTAATATCCAGTTTCTCCGTTTTCACCAGAAACTTCAATCCAACCGATATTAGTTACATCTGATCCTGATACTCTGTAAGTTTCTTTAATAATAATCATTTTATTATCAAAAGAAGTAAACTGAGGCTCAATAGATGTTGTTTGGTCTGTTGCGGCAAGTCCTAAACCATCAGCACCTTTACCAAATTCAGAACCATAAACAAATATACTACCTGCACCAACCGTGATACCGGCTACAGCCCCTACTGTTGCTGCATCGTAAGGAAGTAATGTTGCTGTTAATCTAGTTGTTGCTACTGCACTTACGTAACATGGTGTTACTACAGCTGCGTTATCACTTAATAGAACTGTTTGACCTATTCTTAAACTGTGAGTCGCACCACCGGCTATTGTAAATACACCTAGTGCGTTAAACGTACCTGTATAAGATAGATGTAATCTACCTTGTTCTGACCACACAACCCTATCAGATTGTGATGGCTCTTCTGCACCAACTTGAGATAAGAATCCTGATATAGTTCTTTTACCATATCTTTCAACTTCACCTTCCATCAAGTCAGGCAGATATTGCTGCGCCCATCCTGCGGTCGCTGCTGTCGTAAAATCGACATAATTCGTAGGGGTTGCATTTCTCGCCGCCTGTGGGACGATATTCAAACTAGCACCCGCTGCTACTAAAACTCCTGCCATAATTTCTAATTTTTAATTTGTTATTTATTTATTTTTAATTTTAAACTTAAAATCAGAAGAATCATCACCTAATACTTTAAACTTTAGACCACCACCTTCTATTGTTTTATGTGATTGTCTTGGGTCCATGTTTACGTTTTTAGCTTTAGTAACACTATCTTTCATAGCGTCTGCTTTGCCTTGCTCGTAAAAATGATTAGCTATAGCATCAGCATTCATCGCAGTAAATAAAGATTTATGATAACCTTTAGCATCAGACATTTCATTTTTTTCGTTCAAAAACTTTTTGACAAAATTATTAATATCACTTTGTGCTTCTTTTACTTCGCTTGAGTTTTTCACGTTAAATCTATACTTTTTGTCGCCAACACTATATTCAAAACCTTTGAATTTGTCGTTAAAAACATTATCTGTTTTCTTTAAAAAATTAGATTTTTGTGCTTCTGCTACTTTTTTAGTCTCTTCTGACTCTTTGTTATATCTATTAAAGAAATCAACTGCTTTCTGTTGCTCAGTTGTGAGTTTACTTCCAGCTTTAATTTCTTCATAGTATTTGGACTTTTGCCCGTCCAAGTGGCTTTTAGCGTTGGCAACTTGCTCTTTTAACGCTAATTTTTTTC